TCACTTCATAATATTTTTCCTTTCCACCTGTCCATCTACAACCGGAACTACCGCAATTTTTCTGTCATACCGGGCAGTTTGCTCAACGTTCTTATGCCCTGATATTGCCTGTTTCTCGTACAGATTGCCCTGGAGGTCAGATATCCCTTTTGCTTTGAGATCGTGGAACGTGAAGTCAAAGGAAAGGTGAGGGTACTGTTCCTGCGCCTCAATTTTTGCTTTTCTCCAGCGACTGTTAAAGCCGTCCCGTGTGTATTTTCCGCCTGCTGGCTGGTGGATGACATACAGACTGCTCATGCCAGCGTTAAGAGGTAAATTTTTTGCCAACTCAAGTGCAGCGTTCAAGCGCGGGCTCCATGCTTTTATCTGAGCAACAGACGTTTTACTTTGCTTTATCAGGATACCTTCTTCCATAAATTGGCTTTTTTTCATCTCCAGTACATCGTTTTGTCTGGCACAGCAGAGGTAAGCGAGTTCCATTGCGACTTTCACAATGTCTGGAGCTACAGAGTACAGCGCCAGGTATTCCTTATTAGTTATGTAGCGATCTCGGCTAACTTCTTTATACTGGCGGACACCCTTTGTAGGGTTCCCTTTAACGAAGCCGCGTTCATAAGCCCAGCGATACACGCGAGACATAAAAGCTTTTTCTCTGTTAGCTTGTGTCCTGCTTTTTATTCCCCGCTTGTCCATGTAACGCCGGATATGTTCAGGTTTGATAGCGTCCGGCGGCATTTTCCCAAATACATCTATAATTTTTTTTGAGTACTTTCTATAGTCCTTTTGGGTTTCCAGAGCCAGCTCGAAAAATTCACCAGATTTAAAGAAGCGTTCGATAAGTCCTTCCATCATGGAGTCGTCCGGGCGATCGTTCATTAGCGCTTCCCATGCACTCCATACCTGAGCTTGTGTACTGGTTTTGTCGCAGAGGCGAATATTGCCTCCTCCTTTAGGATGATATTCATATGCTGATCTCCCGAGGTAAACCCTCGGAGGCATCCAGGCATCGTCTTTATTTTTTCTCGGACGTGGCATTAATCAAGTGCTCCAAAGTTGGGCTGCAGCGAATTATCGACGTTGTTCTGTCGTGATCTCTGAGCTAAAGGATTATTGAAATGCGCCCAGGTAGTGCGTGGTCTTCCGTCTCGCCCTTCAACAAAGAAAATCCCGGCATCACGTAAACACTGTGATTGCTTTGAGGGGATCTTGTATCCAGTAATTCGTTCGAGGTCTGCGTTTGAAATGATCTCGTTATCAAGATTCATAGTGTATCTCCACAAGTCCGGCTGCAACCGGCTTAACTTCTACGATACGTACAGGATGAACATCCTCCACGAATGCCGTCATTACATTTTTTACATAGCTCGTGGTCTGCCTCTCCTGTAATTGCTACGTAGGTTTGAACTGGAACCAACACTGGCATAGGAACGGCCAGGACATGGTGGCGAAGTGTTGACACCTCATCGGCTAATTCCATTAACCGCGAATTAAGGTCTTTTGCCTCCGCCTTATACCAAGCTAAATCATCGCGCATGCGTCGCCAGCGACGACGCTTTAATTTGCTGGTCATAGATCAGCACCACATCTCCCGCAGCGCTCTTGGCCGCTCATGTCGTAGTAGGTAGCACCATCGTGCTTGCAGTCTGTCCATTCAGACAGATCATACTCTAGCTCCTCGATACGCTGCTGCGCCTTCTCCAGCGCCTCAATGAGTTGATCAGTGTTTTGCTCAACTTCAACAGCCAATTGGCGCAATTCATCGTTAGGTGCGTAGGCAATGAGCCTGGATAAACGGTGAATATTTGCGTTTTTTTGTACGCTAGTCAGCTCGGTGATATCAGTCATGGCTGGCCTCCTTACTGCGACTAACAGACAAAGTTTTATTCACGATGGCATCCATCAGGCGTGATGCAGCCGCCTTTTGAGCAGATACATTCGCAATGACCGTTGGCCTGGCTTTCTCACAACTGGCGCATACCCCGTCCCATGATGAAATGAGGAAAAAATCTTCACGCTCGGCAATGCCGGTATTCATAACCAGATCCTCAATCATCAGCGTGACCCCGCGAACTCCCCGGCCTTCGCTTAGCCGCTGCACTGCGTAACCGAAGGCATTAATCATCACGGCATGGAACTGAATATACTCGCGCTTATATTCGGCCTGATTCGTACCGCGGCGAATATCATCTAAACCTGTTAGCATAAGCCACGCATTCCATAACCCTTCAAGATCATCCTTTGAGCAGGAACCTGAAAATTTTGCCGTGGCATCACTAAGGGCCTTGAAGCTCACCCACTTATCGCTTTTAGCGGGAACGACGTTATGCTCAAAATCGGTTACTTCAGAAAACACGTCGTGTGAACTGATAAAGCTGACCATTTCCTGCGCGTTCTTATCGCGCCCATTATAGGCCATGTTGATAGCCGCAGATGGCTTCGAAACATTGTTGTTAATGTCCGAGAAAAACTGCTGCCGCGTCTTCAGTGGCAACTGGAGAGTAAGCATCATCGGAACATGGATAGGTTCATCAATGGTGCGGCAATACTCAGCAATCCCTGCTGCGCGATGTTGACCATCAAACAATTTAATCTCTGCATCCATCGGGAAACGGGCCACCCCGACATTAGTGTTTCCGAACTCTTCGAATTCAACATACGAGTCGCAGTTGCCTACAAGCGGCGGAATAATGAATGGTTCCTTATTCTCGTATGCTTCAACGAGATACTGATAAAACTTTTTCGCCCTGGCGGGGTTCAGTTCTCGCTGAGATCGATCAAGGGTGTCGCCGTAGTTATCGCTGGCGAGGACTCGCGTTAGTGTCCGCGCAGGTACTGTCAGCATCAGGACAATTGAATCCCCCTGAGTTCCACGCGACGCCGGAAATTCAAAGAAATGATCGCCTATTTTGCTCATTATGATTCCTCCCCAAGCACCCAACGAAGTGCGCTTGCATACTCACCCTCGGCTGATCCCAGGGCTTTGGTGATTTCTTTGCGGGTTTTCAGGCGCGGCTTTGCATCACCGAGGATCTGACGCTGACGCCGGGCTTTTTCATGGCCGGTTGTGCCAGCAGTTGCCGCTTCGATTTCAGATACCTTCTCCCGCTGCTCTTCAGGTTTAAGCGATGCCAGCTGACGCGCCTGGGTAACGGTGACAGTTCCAGACTCCACTGCATCACGGACAGCCTGGGTGGCATCCAGCAGCGACAGCGTTGCGCGTACTGTCTGAACACTCACGCCAAACATCAGCGATAAATCGTCCTCGTCGTGCCCGCGATCCAGCGCATCAGCCATTTTCTTTGCTCGGCCCAGCGGCGTATCAGCCTGGCGGATTTCGTTAGCACTTACCATCGCCTGCGCCATGCGAACGGCAGAGCCACGTTTAGCGACTGCCGGAACCAGTAACGGTTCTTTGCCCTCTTTCGACAGACGCTTGTTGGCTTCCAGTGTATGGCGCACACGCTGGCGACCATCAACCACACACGACAGCCCTGTCTCCGGGTCTTTCCAGACGATAATCGGCTCAAGAACGCCCTGGTCCATGATGTTCAGCACCATTGCCTCGCTGATAGGCAGGTGTATACGCTCATCGTAAAGCGGGTGCGTTTTGTCGGTAACCAGGTGCAGGTTTTCAGGTTCGAACGTCAAAACGTTCGTTTTGCCACTGGCGCCGTATACAAGCTTTGAGTCTTTAGCCATCAGAGTGCCTCCACGTTACGAAAGCTGGTGGGGCAAATTGCTTTCAAATCGCGCATTGCTTCGAGGGCATGCAGATTTGTGCGCTTCTTGGTATGTCGCTCAGTAATACGATCACACTCCTTCGCCCATGATTTGACTTCGATGAGAAGAGCGTCTCGTTCGATACGAACCTGGCGAAGAGCTACGTTCGAAATATCGAGAATAGCCGCCAGTTCTTTGACAATCGTTCCCTGAGCTGGTGGCATATCTCTGGCAATTTCGTATGCCTCTTTAATTAGTTGATTTGCTGTCTTAGCCATCTCTTATTCTCCATCTGACGCACTGCAACGCGTGAATTTAGGGTGCAGCAACCCAACCCATGAAAGTGGGTGAATAGCTGGTTAGAATTTCTTGCTGATGGGTTAGCCGCCACTGCAATGGCGGCACGTTAGTTCTCCACACAACTGGAAGCGCACTCCTTCAGTTACAAACCGATCCCCACCGGAAGAAGAGGAATGCGCTTCCGTGTTGTGTGCTATTCACCTATTCCTTACGATATTAATGTAGGATAACTTACCTTTTGGTGTCAATGCTGTTTGTAGGAAAACTTACATTCAGGTGTAAAAAAAACCGGCTTTGATGCCGGTTTCATTGTTCTTCAAAAATCAGAGGTCCGTGACAACCTGCCTGACAACACCAACGATCTTACAGTTGCCATTTACTTCCATCACACGATAGTTCGGATTAAGAGGAACCAAATATTTTATAGGTCCATCAATTACAAATTTTTTCAGCGTTGCCTCTGCTGAGCCCATCACTTGGGCAACGACAATCTTACCGTTTACTTCGTAAATACTGCCGTAGTCTGGGTCAACAACAACGATTGAGCCCTCAGGTATGCTTGGGGCACCGTTAGGGTTAGTCATTGAATCACCACGTACTTTCAGAGCGAATCCTTCATCACAAAGATTTGCGGTTGTGTAAATCCATTCTGAAACATCATTTTCGGTAACTGGCGCGCCGCTTTCGGTCCATTCACCAGCCTGAACCCAAGATAAGACTGGAATCCTTTTCACGCCAAAACGTTCGGTAGGCTTATAGGTTGGTGCCTCCGATACAGGATCTCCAATACCATGAATTATCCATTGAGGATTCGTTTTTAACGCAGCAGCAAGCGCCTGAAGGTTAGAACCCCCTGGCTCATAATCTCCTGACTCCCACCCAGTAACAGTTACACGGTTAACGCCCACTAATTTGGCTAAGACCGCTTGGGTTAGTTTCAGCTCTTTACGTCTTGCACGGATGCGTTCATTCATTTTCATGTAGGCAATCCTACCATTTTGTAATGTAGGAATCCTTGACCTTTGAGTGTAAGATATCCTACCATTTGTTTGTCTGCTTCCCTTACATATGAGGAAAAAATGAAAAAAGTTGACGTGATTACTTACTTTGGCTCCGTCGGTAATGTGGCAAAAGCGCTGGGTATATCTCATGCCTCTGTATCCGGTTGGGGGGAGGTCATTCCAAAAGGGCGAGCATTTGAAATCCAAGCTCTAACAGAAATGAAGCTGAAAGTTAACCCGGAGTTGTATTTAAAGGCTAATCAAACAGCAGCTTAACCGTTACTACTAATTGTAAGCAAAAAGGGTAGGTATGAACTTGAAAGAAGTCGTGAAAGGTATGTGCAAATCATATCCGGGTGGCCGCGAAGCAATGGCTGGCGCCTTGGGTATGACCGTGACGCAGTTCAACAACAACCTCTACGAGAAAAACGGCTGTCGATTTTTTGAAGTATCGGAGCTGGAAGCGATGGAAGACATTTCCAACACGTCGCTGCTGGCAGACTACTTCGCCCGCCGTCGTGGCGCCCTGCTGGTGGATGTGCCGCACTTGGAAGAACTCGATCGCGTGGACCTGTTTAGTCGTGCAATGCGTACCTCTGCTGCCAGGGGACAGGTTGATCAGATTATCGAACAGGCGCTTGAAGATGGCGTTATTGAAAGGCATGAGGCCGAAGAAATCATGGTGCATCATCGCCGCCATCTGGCAGCTCGGGAAGAAGAGATTGCCGCAATTATCACGTTATTTTCACGCAAAAAGAAGTGACGCCAGCGAGTTGCAGCTCCTGGCGTCGTGGCGTGTCGTTATCAGTGGAGATTACTAACGCATGAACAGTTTATCAACACAGTACCGCAGGTCGCAACTTGTGGCGCGTCCGGTTCCTGGTGGAGCAGGGCCGGTGCAGTTCGTGTATGGGGTAAGAGTACCAGGCGGATTCGAACCTGTCTGCTACCAGTTTGCTCAGTGGGTGGTAGGGGACTTTAACGGCCAGGCGGAGAAAGTATGCGAGAACTTAACCGATGGTTCAGAGATCACTACGGTGTCCCGGTCAGGGTCATACGCTGTGAGCCCCAAACACAGCGCGTTATATACCTGCGCGAAGGGTATAAGCACGAGTGTTTCAGCCCCCTCGAGCAGTTCAGACGAAAATTCAGGGAAATAGAGGGGTCTTATGAGCCTGTTAATGCCATCAAGGCCGATAGTCATCAATCCTGACCTTGCGTATAGCATCGGCCTGAATGAAGCCATTGCGCTGCAGCAGCTTAACTACTGGCTGCAGGAGACTAACTCAGGGCTGGAGCGTGACGGCGTACGCTGGATCTACAACACGACAGAGCAATGGCTGGAGCAATTCCCGTTCTGGTCTGAATCCACTCTGAAGCGCACCTTCACCCGGCTGAAGAGCCTGGGCGTGCTTAAAGTTGAGCAGCTGAACAAGTCCCAACGCGACATGACGAACTACTACACGATCAACTACGAGAGTGAGCTTTTAGATGAGGTCAAAGTGACCAAATCGAAGAAGTCAAAATGCGCCGTTCCATCAGGTCAGAATGACACGATGGAAGAGGTCAATGTGAAACGCTCCATCAGGACAAAACGAACCGCTGTCATCAGGTCAAATTGGCACGATGATCTTACAGAGAATACAACAGAGAGTACTACAGAGATTAAAGGTAAAGACTCTTGTCCGGTTGCGCCGCAACCAGACCAAACCGGTCCGGCCGCACTCGTTCTGGATCATTTTAATCGAGTAACTAATTCGACCTATGGCAAGGGGGGACGAACAAAAACGACGCTGGGTTATATCCGGGGACGTCTGGCCGAAGATTACAGCCCTGAAGACCTGATGCTGGTGGTTGACTACCTGAACGAGAAATGGGCTCAGGACCCGAAGATGAGCGACTACCTGCGGCCCAAAACGCTGTTTGCTCCCGAGAACTGCGTCGAGTATTTCGACAAGGCCAAAAAATGGGAGGCAGCCGGACGCCCAGCCTGGACTGGCGGCAAGTGGGTTAAACATGACACGGCGTTCAAGTCCAGTTATTCCGACGTGGATTATTCAGTGCCAGCGGGGTTCCGTTCATGAGCAAGCCATTTCTGAAATGGGCTGGTGGAAAGTATACCCAGCTGGCTGACCTGTTCGAGCACATCCCGGCAGGGAAACGCCTGATAGAGCCATTCGTTGGTGGTGGGGCGGTGTTCCTGAACAGCGATAAGCACGCAGATTACCTGCTGGCGGACGTTAACCCGGACCTGATTAATCTGTATCAGATGTTAGCGGTGGTGCCGGATGAAGTGGAATTAAAGGCCCGCTGGATGTTCGAGCACATGCGGTCACCAGATGGCTATGAGCTGATCCGTTCCGAGTTCAACTCTCAGACGCTGGATGCTACTGAACGCGCAGCTGCATTCCTGTATCTCAACCGGCATTGCTTCAATGGCCTGATGCGCTACAACCAGGCGAACAAGTTCAATGTGGGCTGGGGAGGCTACAAGGCTCCGTATTACCCGATGGATGAGATGAAAGCCTTCGCGGCTATGGCGCATAACTGCGTATTCATGACGGCTGATTACCGCCGGACAATCAGCCTGGCCGGGAAAGGGGATGTGGTTTACTGCGATCCGCCTTACGAACCGATGCCGGGAACAACCGGATTCACCGCCTACGCCGCTGGTGGTTTTAACTGGGAGAACCAGGTAGACCTGGCGAAGCAATGCGTATCAGCCTTTCACCGTGGGGCTCGGGTAGTGATTTCTAACTCATCTGCACCGAAGGTTCTCGACCTGTACCAGGAGCATGGTTTTAACCTGCAATTCGTCAAAGCGCGCCGTTCGATCTCCTGCAAAAGCAGTACGCGGGAAGTCGCAAAAGACGTTGTAGCGATCCTTTAAGGGGGCTAAATGAAACTGACTTTACCTTTTCCACCGAGCGTAAATAGTTACTGGCGCGCCCCGAGCAAGGGACCGCTGAAAGGCAGGCATCTGGTCAGCGAGACAGGGCGCAAGTTCCAGCAGGCAGCGAGAGCGGCGATTATTGAGCAACTGCGTGCCGTTCCCCGGCCATCCTCTGATCTGGCCGAGGTTCACATAGTGTTGTATCCGCCGGATCAGCGCCGTCGGGATATCGATAACTACAACAAAGCGCTGTTCGATGCCCTGACTCTAACAGGCGTCTGGGAAGACGACAGTCAGGTTAAGCGCATGCTGGTGGAGTGGGGGAACATCGTGAAGAAAGGGAAAGTAGAAATCACTATCCGTCGTTTTCGTGCAGCTGCCTGACGTGGAGATGAAATGAGAGCACTACTAACCCCTGAGATTGCCCCACGCATGGGCGTTGTTCTGCTTCGCCCAGGTGCTGATCTCATGCCGATGTTCAGGAGAGGGCGGGTACTGATTGAGCCTGCACCGGAAAAATACAGCGACTACGCAACTGGCGCTATCCCTCCCGCCACGCAGCCACTGGCAGGAGATCCGGTTTTGAAGCCAGTATTCGAAAACAAAGACGTCATTCTGCGCGCGGGTGGTATCAGCTCGCTGGAGGCCGAGCTGGAGCGTCGTTTTGAATGCCAGTATCCCCACGGCTCATGGCACAGCGAAAATTTTACGTTGTTCCGGCATGAGCCTGGCAGCATCCGTCTTTGCTGGGCCTGCGATAACCTGCTGCGTGATCAGTACACAGAGACGCTGGCAGGCATTGCGCGTGAGAACCTGGTATCCTGGCTGATAACGGTCATCCGCTCACAGCTGGGGTTCAACGAAGACCATCAACTGACGATCCCCGAGTTGTGCTGGTGGCTGGTTATAAACAATCTGGCGCACGTCATCCCTGAATCGCTGGCCCGTAAAGCCCTGCGATTGCCGGAAATAAAGCATCAACCGGTGATGAAGGAGAGCGATATTATGCCGGAGCCAGCGGCGAGCGAAGTGGTGCAGAAAAAGATTCTCGGTCTTCGCGTAGATCCTGAAACGCCGGAATCTTTCATGCTGCGACCAAAGCGCCGCCGCTGGGTAAACGAGAGCTGGACGCGCTGGGTTAAGTCCCAGCAGTGTGTCTGCTGTAACAAACCAGCAGATGATCCCCATCACCTGATAGGCCACGGACAAGGTGGAATGGGAACAAAAGCGCATGACCTGTTTGTGTTGCCGCTTTGCAGAGCGCATCACGACGAGTTGCACGCTGACACAGTGGCATTTGAGGAGAAGCACGGCTCACAGCTGGAGCTGCTGTTTCGATTTCTGGATCGTTCGCTGGCAATTGGCGTGCTGGCTTAATTCAGTGGAGATGAATTAATGCGTGATATTTCTTTGGTACTGGAACGATGGGGTGCTTGGGCTGCAATGGATAGTAGTGGTGTTGATTATTCGCATATTGCTGCAGGGTTCAAAGGACTACTCCCTCAAACTGGCAAAACACGACTATGTTGTACTGACGATGATGCACTTATCATCGAAGGCTGTATGGCACGGCTCCGCGGTAAGAAGCCCTACGAGCACAGTTTGCTTGTTGCCCATTATTTATTCGGTATATCGAAGCGTAAGTTAGCTAAGGCTCTAAAAAAAGACGAAAAAGTGATCCGCATTGAGATACAGATGGGGGAAGGGTTTATTGATGGTTGCTTATCTATGCTCGAAGTAAAGCTGGATATGGAACGCTAATCAGAATCCCCTGTTGCATGAAACAAAGATACAGCCATATGCCTAACAAAATATGGCTGACTTGTCGCTGGATGCACTGTTTCACTAGAAAAACGGAGTGAATTCGTATCATCAGGGATTATAGTTGCTCCTGCTACATTTTCACTTAAATGCTTACGCCAAGAAGAAAATTTATCACCTGAATGTCTTTGTTTTACATATATGATGATACCACCGTGATTGTCTCTAACCGTTCCTGTTCCATATCGCTCATTAAGTTGATTCCAGCCTCCAAAGATGTAAGCTGGGCCATTCCATAACTTAGCTTCTCCGATCCATGCAAACCGCCCAAGTTGGTGTTTCACCAAAATGTCGATGTGTCCGCCGTGCTGCGTATCATGTTCTGCGTCATAATTGCGGCCTTTTAGGAAAGCTATTATCACAGAGGTTAGTTCATCTTCACCCCACTTGGTTTCTTGGTACATATGCTTTTGAGTTTCAAGCACATACATTGCTTCATCCAAATCAATATAAAGCTGCTTGACGAAATCAACATTAGTAGCCGCAAACTTTCGCTTGAGAAACCCATTAATTTCAGGATCAACTTGACTGAGAGCCTCTAAAGAGGCTAAAGAGAAATTAGATTCACTCATGCAGTTGCTCCAAAGCATCCGTAGGAGTGAAATAGGGGAATAAATGATGATTATAATTGTCTACCAATTTTCCGCTATTTGGGTGATAAAATTGACCAGTTTTTAACGCATGAGAAAGGTCATCATCATCCACTGGGATAGGGTCGCTATCATCTGTCTCAATGAATTGAAAATGCATATCAAGAAGATGCAATCTATTACTTGACAGGTAGTCAGTCACTTTTATCAATAGCACCTTTGCATCGTTAGACTCAACATTAAGCCTTGTACCATGTACGAGGCTCATGTAAGTGATATGTTTTAGCGGTTTAGCTTCAGGGCTGGTTAAAAATTCAACAACATCACGACATAACTCACCGACAGGCCCACTTAGGTCGTCTCTGATTTTAGAGTATATGTCGTGTTTGTTTAGCATCATCAAACCTTTATGCAGCTTCAGCTGCGCCCCGTTTTCTTTGTATGCTCGCTAATGAATCCAGCATCTTATTGATAATAAAAACAATGTGTTCAACCGATGAACACCTATCGATGATAGCGTCATAAAGATGCGAATTTGGCTTATCAATCATAGCCCGTTTACCAGGTAAAACTAATTCTACAGTGTAACTCCGTGAAGATGAATCGGCCAGATCCCAAATTTTACCCAGCTTATATTTTGTTAAGATAGGACTGGCTTCTTCTCCACCATGATGATAACTGTCTGTACGTAAACAACTTTCACCAGGACGCAACTTCAAAGAGCTTGTGTTACCATCGGAGGTAAGAAACGCCATTTGAGAGATTCTTCCATCTGCCTGTTCGTACATTTCTTGCACTAAACCAAAGAGATCTAAAGGCGATGGGAATGTGATACCAGAAGCATTTCTCACGAATTGATCAAGTAAAAATTGCTGCCGTTCCGATTCTGAACGAGGCATAACTGACAAATCGATTGTAAGCGCAACTAATTGTAATTCAGGCAGTATCATCACTGTATTGAAACATTGCGTTACTTCTCTAGTCTTACACTTGATCTCTCCGCCGTTAGAACGAAGCACTAAGCCAGAGTCACTTAGGTGCGACGCATCCAACTCGATCGTTTCAGTATAATATGCTTTAGAGGTAAGTATGGTTGTCTCTATAGAGACCTGATTTAAGCTTAATGAGGTAGTTTCAAGAAAGTGCAGATCTGTATCCGCTGTAAGCAGTTGTTCTCTAGACAGAGGATAGGGGTAGTTCTGACTAAATAAGGAATCATCTCTCTCGATAGATGCAATAGCAGTACGAAGGGTTTGAATCTCATCTGGTTGTAATTTGTACAGCTTGACCAAGCGTGCGCCACTTAGTAGCAAGTTATGCCAAACGCTGTCAATATGCTCAGCAACTCTTACTTGTTGGGCTTCTTCAGTACCCTGTAACCTTTTAATAAACAGATCAAGTCCTACTGATGTCACTCCCAAAGGTTCTCCTACAATCTTTTTAGTTTGCTTCCAGCCCAAACGCTCTGTTATGTCCTTCAATAAATTGATTGTTTGCTCATTCATAGGAAATCCTTTCGTATTCTTTGTTTTTTTCGAATGCAATACAGATGGTTCCTAAAATACTAAACTATTCCAAAAATTTCATTAGTGCGGTCCGCAAAAAGTATCGTAATCTGTTAAGAGTGGTCACTTCGACACACAGCTTAATCATCAAAACCTGCCATCTTGCGGGCTTTTGCTTTCCGGCGATAGGCTAGGGGGATTCGCTAGATGCTTTACATCAGTACCCTTGTCACATCGTCGTATTGCAAACGAAACCATAAAGCCTCGGTACTCGCCGGGTCTTTTTCGTTTCTGCGATCCGGTCAGGGCTTTTGAGGTGGGACGTACTGCAGACACAGCAACACCATCCGCGAGAGCCCTGAACCCGATTGAAGTTGCTCAGCAATAAGAAAACTGCAAGTCATCATTTGTTCACATCTTATTGACCAGAAAATTAACATCTTGTTAATCTATTTGTGTGGTGAATCCCCCTGTGCGGTGGGGCGACCAGTCACTTACAGTGATCTGTAAATGCAGCGCGAGCCATGTCGGCTGGGACATGCTCACCGGGAGGCACCCGGCACCATGCAATACTACTAAGACATTAGGTTGTGGGTTGCCGCTTCGGCTTCTCCAGCTATGTTTAAAAGGCAGTAACGGAAAAAGCGAGCGCTCTCCTGGTAAATCGGTAGCTCGGACTATTAGGTGCGTTTTCGTTTGTTACTACCTAGAATGCCTACTTTCTGCCCGTTCCTCTGAGCGGGCTTTTTTTAGCCTGCAAAAGGCACTTCAACTAACCAAAAACATTTAAGGGCTGCGCTATTGCGTGGCCTTTTTCATTTCAGGCTCACGGGAACTATCTTCGATACGGCTCGTTGTTAAATCAGCCCGATGGGCCTGATCCTTTTCAAACACACAGCACCCCGTTAACCCGGAGGTGAATCTATGGCAAAGCATATGCAAGACAAAGAAAGCATGGCCGGAATCACCTGGCTGGCTCTGCTCATCATTGCTGGCTGGGGCGGCCTTGTCCGATTCCTGATGGATGTGAAGCAGGGCAAAGCGAAATGGAGCTGGATAAATGCTTTTGCGCAGATTGTGGTTTCGGCTTTTACCGGGGTCATTGGTGGGCTCATCAGCATTGAAGGTGGCCTGAGTATTTACATGATACTGGCCACTGCCGGTATCAGTGGTGCTATGGGTTCCGTAGCGCTCACGTATTTCTGGGAACGAATCACCGGAGTGAAAGCACAATGACAGCAGATCAGATTATCGAGGGTATCCTCGGAAAAGAGGGTGGTTATGTCGATCACCCCTCTGATAAAGGCGGGCCAACCCGCTGGGGCATCACGCAGACTATAGCTCGCGCACATGGCTACACCGGAGATATGCGAGAGCTGCCCAGGGAAACAGCAAAGCAAATCCTGCTGAGCGATTACTGGACCGGCCCCCGGTTCGACCAGGTGGCGAGTTTGTCTACGTTACTGGCAGATGAGCTTTGCGACACTGGAGTGAACATGGGGCCCAGCGTCGCCAGTAAGTTCTTTCAGCGCTGGCTGACGGCAATGAATATGCGTGGGAAGCTTTATCCCGACCTTATCCCGGATGGCGTGATTGGACCCCGAACTATCACCGCTCTGAAGGGGTATCTTTCTGCCCGCGGGAAAGAAGGCGAGCAGGTGCTGCTGAGAGCACTGAACTGCAGCCAGGGCGCTAGATACCTCGAACTGGCGGAGGGCCGCGAAGCCAACGAGGATTTTCTCTACGGCTGGGTTAAGGAGCGTGTCCTATGAAGATGATCATTTTCGCTTTGCTCGTGCTGGTGGCTGTGCTCGTTCTGTTACTTCTGCGCAAATATACCCGGCTGGAGTACGTAGGGCATGCCAGCCTGCTGCTGAAAACGTGGTCTGTAAAGCTGGGAGCTATCGGCGCGCTGGTTGGCATGTGGGCGCAGTCGTTCCCGGATGCTGCGCTGCACGCCTGGGCGGTACTGCCGCCGGATATCAAAAATCTCCTCCCGCCAAACATCGTTGCGTTGATTAGCCCTGCGCTGGTGGTGCTGGCCGTGCTATCGCAATACGTGCGCCAGCCAGCATTGAAAGATAAGGCCGACAAACTGAAGGAGCCGCAGCAATGAGCTTCGAAATTATTGCGGGGCTGGTGGTTGTAATCGTGGGTGCTATCGCTGGTGCGTTCGGCATTGGTCATGCACGCGGGACCAGTAAGGCGGAAGCCAAAGCCGATCAGCAACGTACTGCAGAGAATGCCGCCGCCACCGTCGCCGCGGCAGAACGCCGTGCCGAAGTCACGAAAGGGGCCAGTGATGTACAGCAGACTGTTAGCCATATGCCTGATGACGATGTTGATCGGGAGCTGCGCGAAAAGTTTACCCGCCCCGGTAGTCGTTGATACGGCCTGCAGTTGGGTGCGGATCATCTACCTGACTGACCACGATATCGACGTGCTGGATAAGCAGACCAAGCGCGACATTCTTGCGCACAACAAATCAGTGTTGGCGAACTGCCCGAAAGAGCCGGCACTGCCACCGGCACCCTGACGTATTGTCAGGTCGTTTTGTGGATAGACCCGCTACTTACAGCCATTGACCAGGCTAATAGCCAACTGGACAGTATTCGAAAAATCGAACAAACCCGACAGGAGAAAAAGTAATGCCTTCACCGATCATGAAGTACTTCGCCTATGAACACTTGCCAGCGTATTTGCTGGAGGTTTCAAAACCGATTGGTGACCTGGCCAAGCAGTTCGACGAATCATTGCCTGACGGCGCTGAAAAGTCTGCTGGACTGCGCAAGCTGCTTGAGGCCAAAGATGCACTGGTACGCGCCAAGCTAGGATGACTGCTGGCATCACAAGGCGCATTTGCGAGTGCGCCTGATGATGTCAATCCGAGTTGCTGAGTCCACTGAACGGGATTATTTCACCCTCAGAGAGCGAATCGAAACAGTCACACGGCAACTGACTGGATTACAGGAATATGTTCGAACGCAGTGTTTCTACTAAAATTTAAGAGGCCCATATAAGCATGGGCCAGAACATTAAATGCTAATTATTTTTTTATCAACAAGATTTAATAAAAGCAATTCGAATATGCGCTTTCCTTTATATTCGTTGCTGGTTTGGCAAATAGGATTTTCTTTCGCGAAATCCTCAACCAGATAACCGTCAGATGTAGCGTAGCATTTAAAGACGGATTCACGTACAACGCGGGATTGCTCAATGAAGAAATCAATTTCTAAACAATATGATGGGTTTGTATCAATTCCAACAAGTTTTAATTTCGTAGATAATTTAACGCAAATGTCAAAATCCTTAAAAAATATCTCATTACGTCGCTCTGTAAATTCTATGTTTATAGCTCGGGAAAGATATTTTACTGAATCAATATAATCAGCAATGCTATTAAGAACGGAGGTGTAATCATCTGCTATACGATTAAACTCTGAGTCTATACGACTGAGAACATGGGATATTGCTCCGATTTTGTCCATCATCCTGCTCCATTGATGCTATTGGGTGTGTTGGTATTACCCGATACGTTATAAAACAAATTTCTGTAAAACACTATGCCAAATTTAATTCCTAGGGCATGCCGAAAGTGCGGTTGCCCCGGCACAACCACTGGTCGCTCTGGCTACTGCGATAAGCACCGTAATGAAAGCTGGGAGCAGCACCAGCAGGGTAAGAGCAGGCATCAGCGCGGATACGGTAGCAAGTGGGATATTAAGCGAGCCCGCATCCTTAAGCGTGACAATCACCTTTGCCAGAACTGTCTGCGCAACGGTCGTGCGGTAGCAGCTAAGACCGTTGACCACATCAAGGCTAAGGCTCATGGGGGTACCGATGACGATTCGAACCTCGAAAGCCTGTGCTGGCCCTGCCATCGAACGAAAACCGGGCGCGAACGCCTCAAATGATATCGATTATCATTTGAGGCGAGGCAGAGGGGGCGGGGTCAAATCCCTGACGGCAAAGGCCCAAAGTACCGCCGCCTCAGTCAATTTTTTATACCCGCGAAAAATGAAATTTAACCAGGAGTGACGCTTATGGCTGGAACGGCGGGGCGTTCCGGGAGAAGACCTAAGCCAACGGCGCGCAAGGAGTTGGCCGGAAACCCCGGCAAGCGAGCCCTGAATAAAGAAGAGCCTGTTTTTACACCCATCAAAGGCGTTGAACCGCCAGACTGGTTTGCTGAAGAAAAACTCCCGCTAGCATCCATCATGTGGGAGCTGACGACTAAAGAATTATGTGGACAGGGCTTACTCTGTGTTACTGATCTTGCGGTGCTGGAGCGATGGTGTGTTGCCTATGAGTTCTGGCGCAGGGCGGTTAGAAATATTGCGGTTGATGGGCTATCCATCACTGGCGCTATGGGCGGGAAAATTAAAAACCCTGAACTTACGGCCAAAAAAGAGCAGGAATCGGAAATGAGTTCTACCGGTTCAATGCTGGGCCTGGATCCTAGCAGCCGACAGCGCCTGGTCGGTCTGGCCGGGAAAAAGAAGAATGATAATCCCTTCCTGAAGATGATCACGCCATGAGCCGAAAAGCCTATCCGAACGTAAACGCCGCAAATCAGTACGCAAGACATGTTGTCGCCGGAAAGATTCCAGCGTGTCAGTATGTTATCGATGCCTGCCAGCGACATATCGACGATTTGTCAAAAGCGCAGGGAAAGAAATTTCGGTACCGTTTCGATAAAGACCTTGCTGAACGTGCCGCACGGTTTATTCAACTTCTCCCGCACACCAAAGGTGAATGGGCATTTAAAAGGATGCCTATTACCCTTGAACCTTGGCAATTATTTATTATTTGCTGCGCTTTTGGATGGGTTCATAAAGGCAGCAGGTTACGTCGGTTCAGGGAGGTGTACACTGAAATTCCCCGTAAAAATGGTAAGTCAGCAATAAGCGCCGGTGTGGCGCTTTTTTGTTTCACCTGTGATGGTGAATTTGGGGCGGAGGTGTATTCCGGCGCAACAACCGAAAAACAAGCATGGGAAGTATTTCGCCCGGCGCGGCTGATGTGCAAACGTACTCCACTGCTAACTGAAGCATTTGGGATAGAAGTTAATGCCAAGAATCTTAGCCGTCCTGAGGATGGGGCGAGATTTGAACCTTTGATAGGCAATCCAGGGGATGGGCAGTCACCGCATTGCGCTATTGTTGATGAATACCATGAACATGAAAGTGATGCACTTTATACGACCATGATCACCGGTATGGGGGCCCGCAGACAGCCTATAATGTGGGCTATCACCACAGCAGGTTATAATATTGAAGGCCCTTGCTACGATAAGCGTCGTGAAGTTATAGAAATGCTGAATGGAACAGTGCCAAATGATGAGCTTTTTGGTGTTGTTTATACGGTAGATGAAGGTGACGACTGGACTGATCCTGCTGTTCTTCGCAAGGCCAATCCCAATATGGGGGTATCGGTTTACTCTGATTTTCTCTTAAGCCAGCAAAGCAGGGCCAAAAATAATCCCCGCATGGCCGGGATATTCAAAACGAAACACCTGAATATCTGGGTTGCGGCACGAGCTGCTTATTTCAACCTTTTAAGTTGGCGTAAATGTGAAGACCAGACGCTTACTATTGAGCAGTTCGAAGGTCAGCCGTGCATACTTTCATTTGACCTTGCCCGCAAACTGGATATGAACTCTAAGGTTAAGCTATTCACCAGAGAAATAGATGGTAAGCGACATTATTACTGTGTATCACCGCGTTTTTATGTCCCATACGATACTGTTTACAGTAATGATGTGGACGATCACCGTACTGCTGAACGTTATCGGAAATGGGTTGAAGCAGGATATATAACCGTGACTGACGGTGCGGAAATTGATTACCGAGTAATACTTGAAGATGCCAAGCGTGATAACCAGCAAACTCCTGTTGAACAAAGCCCAATTGACCCGCACGGTGCAACAAACCTTTCTCATCATCTGGCTGATGAACAACTTAACCCGATAACCATTATCCAGAACTACACCAATATGTCTGATCCGATGAAAGAGCTTGAGGCTGCTGTAGAGTCCGGGCGCTTCCATCATGACGGCAATCCGATTATGACCTGGTGTATTTCAAACGTTGTAGGTAAGCACTTGCCGGGGAATGATGATGTGGTGAGGCCGATTAAAGAGCAGAACGAAAACAAAATTGATGGAGCTGTAGCTTTAATAATGGCTATAGGTAGGGCGATGCTCAACGAAGAACGCGATTTCCTGTCTACTCTCGATCCTGATGAGGGGCTTTTAATTCTATGAAAACACTTATCACTGATGTTATCGGGTTGGCTGGGTTCGGCTCTCTCGCTGCAGGCGTATATCTCCAGTTCGGGCTGGCACCGGCTCTGATGATGTCGGGTGGACTGCTACTGCTTTATGCGCTGGTGGCGGCAATGAGGGGGAAAAATGCTTCTTGATGCCCTGTTCCGTAGTGAACCGCTGGAAAGTCCCGGTACGCCGATCACGAGTGAATCGGCGGAAACAGATAACATTTTTGCGCGCGACGTGTTTGTTAGTCCTGAAACAGCCATGAAACTGGCTGCTGTTTACGCTTGTATTTATGTAATTTCATCAAATATTGCACAGATGCCGCTTCATGTGATGCGGAAAACTAATAATAAGGTTGAAGCTGCTCGAGATCACCCTGTGTTTTACCTGGTTCACGATGAGCCGAATATGTGGCAGACCAGCTATAAGTGGCGCGAGTTAAAACAGCGTCATATTTTGGGGTGGGGGAATGGTTACACCTGGGTGAAGCGTTCCCGTCGTGGTGAAGTTTCCGGGCTGGAATGCTGCATGCCCTGGGAAACGACACTCCTTAACACGGGTGGTCGGTATACCTATGGCGTTTACAACGAAGAGGGGGCGTTTGCCGTCAATCCCGACGATATGGTGCATATCCGTGCTCTGGGTAATAACCAGAAAATGGGCCTCAGCCCAATTATGCAACATGCTGAAACTATCGGTATGGGTATGAGCGGTCAAAAATATACCAGCTCATTCTTTAATGGAAATGCAAGGCCAGCTGGTATTATTTCAGTCAAACAATCTTTAAATAAAGAAAGTTGGGGATGGCTCAAAGAGCAGTGGCAGAAAGCTACTGCAGCTTTACGCAGCCAGGAGAATAAAACATTACTTCTCCCGGCAGAGCTGGATTACAAAGCACTCACCGTTTCCCCGGTTGATGCCCAGATCATTGATATGTCGAAGCTGAACCGGTCGATGATTGCCGGGATATTTAATGTACCGGCGCACATGATTAATGATCTCGAAAAAGCCACTTTCTCAAATATTACGCAGCAGGCCATTCAGTTTGTCCGCTACACGATCATGCCGTGGGTAACGAACTGGGAACAGGAACTCAATCGCCGCCTGTTCACCCGTGCTGAACTGGCCGCCGGATATTACGTCAGGTTTAACCTGACTGGCCTGCTACGCGGGACCCCGCAAGAACGTGCTCAGTTCTACCACTTTGCGATCACTGATGGCTGGATGAGCCGCAATGAAGCGCGAGCCTTCGAAGACATGAATCCGGTAGAAGGCCTGGATGAAATGCTGGTGAGCGTTAACGCCGCGAACCCCGCAGACGATTTTAAGGCACCTAAAACCGACGAGGAAAAGCCCAATGAATGACCGTGAAACGCGCTGTTACAGCGGGGAGGTCAGAGCCGAGCAACGCACCGATGAACCTACCCGCATTCTGGGCTATGGCTCGGTGTTCAACAGCCGTTCTGAACCCCTGTGGGGATTCCGTGAAATCATCAAGCCTGGAGCATTTGACGATGTGCTGAATGATGATGTCCGCGGGCTGTTTAACCATGACCCCAACTTTATTCTCGGACGGAGCGCTGCCGGGACGCTATCCCTGTCTGTCGATGAGCGCGGCCTGCGTTACGACATTACAGCGCCGGATACGCAAACTATCCGCGATCTGGTGCTGGCGCCGATGATGCGCGGTGACATTAACCAATCATCTTTTGCCTTCCGGGTATCCCATGACGGTGAAAATTGGTACCAGGACGATGAAGGGATCGTTATTCGTGAAATATCTAAGTTTTCCCGGCTGTTTGATGTCAGTCCGGTGACTTATCCCGCATATCAGGAGGCCGACTCCGGCGTCCGATCGATGAAAGCCTGGCAGGAGGCGCGCGACAGCGGTGCGCTAAAGAACGCCATTAATCAACGAATGGCGCGTGAGCGCCTGCTGACCCTTCTTAACGCGTAAGGAAAAATCATGAAACTGCATGAAATGAAGCAAAAACGTAACATCATCGCCAAAGATATGCGTGCCCTGCATGACAAAATTGGTGATACACCCTGGACCGATGAGCAGCGTACTCAGTGGAACGCTGCAAAATCGGAGCTTGACGCCCTTGATGAGCGTATTGCACGCGAAGAGGAACTGCGCCGCCAGGATCAGGACTATATCCACGAAAACGAGCCGGAACAGCGCCAGCAGCAGAATCGTGATCCAGCAAATCCGGAAGCACAGGCTAACGAACGTCGTGCTGCGGCGTTTAATGCGTTTTTGCGCCGTGGTCTTGGCGAGATGAGCGCTGAAGAACGCCAGGCTTTAAAGGAGCTGCGTGCTCAGGGCACGACGCCGGATGAAAAAGGGGGGTACACCGTACCAACCCAGTTCCGTAATAAGATCGTCGAAGCACTGAAAGATTACGGTGGAATTGCCAGTGTGGCGCAAATTCTGAATACCGCCAACGGCCAGGACATTGACTGGGCAACCTCTGACGGTACCACTGAAGAAGGTGAACTGCTGGGCGAAAACACTGAAACCAGTGAAGAAGACGTGTCTTTCGGCGGTGCAACGTTGGGGGCTAAAAAACTGTCCTCTAAAATCATTCGCGTATCCAATGAACTGCTCCAGGACAGCGGCGTAGATATCGAGGCGTTCCTGGCCGCGCGTATCGCCACTCGCATCGGACGTGGTGAAGCGAAGTATCTGGTATTAGGGACCGGCACAGGCACCCCGCTGCAGCCTAAAGGGCTGGCTGCGTCGGTAACTGGCACCAAAAATACCGCAGCAGCGACCACCTTTACCTGGAAAGAGCTGAACGCCCTGAAGCACTCTGTCGACCCGGCATACCGTAACGGTCCAAAGGTGCGCTGGGCCTTTAACGATGCAACGTTGCAGCTGGTGGAGGAAATGGAGGACGGACAGGGCCGCCCGCTCTGGTTACCGAACATTATCGGTGGCGCACCTGCTACTGTTCTGCAGGTGCCGTATGTCGTTGACCAGGCTATTCCTGACATCGCGGCTGGTGCCAAATTTGCCTACTTCGGCGATTTTAACCGCTTTATCGTTCGTCGCGTCACTTACATGACGCTGAAACGGCTGGTTGAGCGTTACGCAGAGTACGATCAGACTGGCTTCCTGGCCTTCCACCGCTTCGACTGCGTACTGGAAGATACCGGCGCGATTAAGGCACTGGTGGGTAAACCGGCATCTGGCGGCTAAGGCAATAATCAGCTTCAACCTCCACCGCTCCGGCGGTTTTTTTATGCCCGCAGTTCGCTGCGGGCCAGGGAAAATACATGAGCACAACGATTGAGATGTTGCGGGCGCAGTGTCGGATCGATATTGACGATGCAACCGAAGATGAACTGCTGACGCTGTATTTCACAGCTGCTCGGCGTCGCGCAGAGAACTTCATTAATCGGAAACTGCATGAAGACTCTGTGCCTGATACCGATCCCGACGGGTTAAAAATTGCTGACGATATCCTCCTGGCGCTGATGCTTCTTGTTGGGCATTGGTTCAACAGCAGGGAAGAAGCTTCCGATGTAAATAAAATGAGCATCCCCTTCGGCTTCACTTCGTTGCTTGAACCCTACCGATATATCCCACTTTGAGGTGATTTATGGCCTGTGAAGGGTGTCTCCGTCGGCGTGAATGGTTAAAAAAGTGGACGAAAATAGCCTATGAACGAGCAACTGGTAAACGCGCTGATAGCAGCGCTGAGAGAACAAACAGCAGCACAGCGAGAGCAGACGGAAGCGATAAACCGCCTGGCTGAGTCTAACGTCGCCCTGTCCGATGTAATTATCCAGTCGCTTGCTGGCGATCTCGAAGAGGCGCCAGAGCAGCAAACCTATCTGAGTGGGAAACCAAGGGGGTGATATGCAGGCCGGAAAATTGCGTCACAGGATCACCCTGCAGGAACCGGTCAAAGAACAGAACCCGACAACGGGAGCCGTGATTAATACCTGGCGCGATGTCGCAACCATTTGGGCCGAAGTCGCTGCTTTATCCGCACGTGAGTTTATTGCGGCCCAGGCCTCTCAGGGCGAGGTTACCACCCGGATAACGATTCGTTACCGTGAGGGCGTCACCCGGAAACATCGGATCCTGTTTCGTGGCCGCATCTACAACATTGAGGGCGTTTTACCTGACCCTTGGAGCGGCAGGGAATACCTGACACTGCCATGTTCAGAGGGGGCTAACGATGGCTGATGGCGTGGAAGTAAACCTGACCGGCCTCGATTCCGTCCTGGGAAAACTGGATGCCGTCTCACAGGTCACTCGCGATAAATCCGGTCGTGCAGCGCTGCGTAAAGCGGCGAACGTCATCAGGGACAGAGCGCGCAATAATGCCGCGCGGGTTGATGACCCTCTCACCAAAGAGGCTATCTACAAAAACATTGTGGTCAGCTTCAGCAGCAAGGCGTTTCGCAGAACCGGCGATCCAACGTTTCGTGTCGGTGTGATGGGCGGCGCCAGGCAATACGCCAATACAAAGGCCAACGTCCGAAAAGGCAGGGCGGGTAAAAGTTATAACACTGCCGGAGATAAAGGTAATCCCGGCGGGGATACCTGGTACTGGCGATTCCTGGAGTTCGGCACAGAGCACGCAGCAGCAAAGCCTGTTTTGCGACCGGCGATCAATGGTGTTGATACCGACGTAATTAATATTTTCGCAGCGGAGCTGGAAAAGTCCATTGATCGCGCTGTGCGACGGGCGGCTAAAAAAGGAACTCCGGTATGATTGCTCCAATATTTGCAGTTTGCGCAGCCAGCCAGGCAGTCAGGGATTTGTTAGGCTCTAATCCCGTGAGGCTTTATCCGTTCGGGATGCAGGACGACAATATCGTTTATCCCTATGCAGTCTGGCAAAACATAGGCGGCTCACCTGAAAATTATCTGAACCAGCGGCCAGATGCGGATCGCTATTCTCTGCAGGTTGATGTCTATGGCGATACTGACACCGACGTGATCGCTGCAGCCCGTGCTTTACGCGACGCAATTGAGGGCAAGGCCTATATCACCCGATGGGGTGAACAAAGCCGCGATCCTGAAACAATGCGATACCGCTATTCCTTCGATGTTGACTGGATAACGACCAGATAACCAACAACCCCAAACTGACCCGCCTTGTGCGGGTTTTTCTTTTATGGAGACAAAACATGTCTGTATTAACGCAAGGCACGCAGTTTTTTGTGCTCAAGTCTGGCGTGGTCAGCGAGGTTGAATGCATCACCAGTTTCAACCCCGGAGGGAACCCTGCCGATCAGATTGAAGATACCTGTCTGAGTGAGCGGGATTCCAGAACCTACAAAAAGGGGCTTAAAACGCCTGCGGCCGCAACCGTCGGGCTTAACGCTGATCCGACGAACGCCAGCCACATTATGTTGCATGGCCTCGCTGAAGCGAATGACCAGACGCCGTTAACTTTTGCGGTTGGCTGGTCAGATGGAACCAGTGTCCCGACAGCCGCCGCTTCTGGCGCTGAGGATGCTGTTGATGGCCTGGTACTGCCATCGGATCGCACCTGGTTCATTTTCCAGGGTTACGTTTCCGATTTCCCGTTTGATTTCCAGGGTAACGCTGTTGTGACGACCTCCGCCACGATCCAGCGGTCTGGCTCTTCCGTATGGGTGCCGAAGGCCGCAGCGTAATTAATATGCCCGGTTATCCGGGCTTTTCAATTCAGGAGCTGAAATGCAACTTACTCTCGATACGTTAAAAGAAACCGGAGCTTTTACCGGCCGTCCCGTGGAAAAAGAAATTAAGTGGAAAGGCCGTGACGGGAAAGAGCATATCGCAACCGTCTATGTGCGCCCGATGGGCTACCACACCACTAAAGCTGAACTGCTGGCGTACAACGGGAAATCGGACCCGATTGCTGAGCGCATTGCGGCGCATATTTGCGATCAGGACGGCGCCCCAGTGTTTACCGCGGCTGACATTCTTGGAACTGCTACCCCGGATCGTGGGGCGCTGGACGGTCCGATCGTTATGGCCCTCCTGGCTGCAATTCATGATGTAAACGAACTGGGAAAGACTACGAGCTAACCGGCGAGGATGAATTCTGGTGCGAACTGGTGATGAACGGCATCGGCGGCCGCACCATCGCAGAGGCTCAGGAGCGGATGAGTCGCAGGGAATTTCTGGTTTGGCTCAAGTACCGTGAGAAGTACGGACCGCTCAATATCATGATGCGTACCGAGTGGGGGGCTTCGCTGGTGGCGTCTGTCCTGGCTAACATCAATAAGGCAAAGAACACGCCGCCGTTCAAGGTAAGTGACTTTGCACCGCACATCAACGAAGCGCCATTATCTCTGGAAGAGGCCATGAAATCCTGGGACTAATTATTGTTTTTGCCTTTAAAAAAATCCTGCTACCCTTTTGGTAACTATTATCACGAGGGAATGATATGAAGAGTTCAGGGCAGTTGTTATCGCTGGCAGGTATAATTCTCGCGGTGTACTCATTGTTCTTTATGGATGTGAGTGTTGAGGTTGGCGATGGTACAAGAGTTAATAATATTGGGCTAATGGCTCAACAGCAAAACTATTTATTAGTTGCGGTTGTTCTTTTTCTTGCTGGTATCTTTATTTCATTCTCAGGGAGAAAGAAGTCATTACAAGAGGTAGATTTCACTAAAATAGAATCTTTCTCATCAGATGACTTTGTTTCTTTGAAAGATGGTGAACCATGTCTTAATATATTGGCTGTAGACAATCTTGCAATGATGTTTTTAAAAAAACATGGTTCAAGTAGTGTTAATGATATCCTTTTTATGAATATGCCTTTAATCGATAGGTTAGAACAAGGTCTCCCTGAACCACTAAGGAAAGATTTTAAATCTACCCTTAAAAGGAGGTTAAAGGACAATTGTTAAAATAACGCCCGCTAAAAGCGGGCTTTTTTTCACTTGGAGAATTTATGGCTGGCAAGTCACTGGGAACTCTGACTATCGACTTGGTTGCAAAAGTTGGTGGATTTGTTTCAGGGATGGATAAAGCTGAGCGTGCATCAGCCAAGTGGAGCAAGCAGGTACAAGATGATGTGGCAAAATCCAGTGCTGCACTAGCAGGTATAGGGGCAGCAGCTATTGCAGCTGGGCTGGCTGTTGGCGCATCCGGATTTCAATTACTGAAATCCACATCCAGGCAAATAGCAGAAACTGACCGCTGGGCTAAATCATTACAATTATCTACCCAGGAACTTCTTGCTTGGCAGTTTGCAGCTGAAAAGGCTGGTGTCTCCGGTGACCAAATGGCTGATATCTTCAAGGATATTGGTGATAAGATTGGTGACGCGGTATTAAATAAATCAGGTGAAGCTGTTGATGCGCTCAACGCTCTTGGATTATCTGCGGAAAAACTATCAAAAGTCAGTCCAGATAAACAATTGCTCGCTATCGGTGAATCTTTGGAGAAAATTAGTACTAATGCCGAGAAGACCACCATTCTTGAAAGTTTGGGTAACGACCTTTCAAAATTACTTCCTTTGTTTGATAACAACAACCAAAAACTCAAACAGTTTATTGACCTTGCTAAAGATTATGGTGTTGCTCCTGATCCATCCTCTATTGATGATTTAGTAAAGGTTAATCAACTTTTTGAAGATATGGAGGCTCAGGTTGCAGGGCTAAAAATTGAGATTGCAGCCGGATTGGCAAAAGTTGATCTAACTCCTTTGCAGGGCTCACTTGATAAGCTTCATGACGTACTGACTGACCCCTTGGTTCTTCAAGGTATTTCTGATCTTGTATCGGAAGTCGCTCAACTTGCTGGATGGCTTGTAAAAGCAGCTGCAGGTGCGGGCCAACTAGCAGCCAGCACAGGAAATCGTTTTGCGGCACTTAGTGGCAAGATCGACCTAACAAATATAGACCAAGTTAATGAACGTATTGAATACCTGCAAAAAATCCTTGAAGGAAAAAAAGGTTTTTACTCTCAAAGTGAATCTATGTTTGGTTGGATTACAGGGGTAGATGACAGCGCGAAAGCACTAAATGATGAACTGCTATCTCTTATAGAAACAAGAGAAAAATTTTCTAAAGCTAGTAAATCGGTGCTACCCCTTCAGGTAGCCACTGTGGGAACGGACAACCCATTTTCTTTACCTCCTGGTGGTACGAACGGAAAACCTGTTAAAACACCAACAAGTAAAACAGAAAATGCTTTTAACAGTAGATTGCTTGATCTGCAAAAACAAGCTGCCCTTATTGAAACTACTGGTAAAAAAAACAGCTGAGGTTACCGAGCTCGAAAAAATAAATTTTGATATTACCAGTGGCAATCTTAAAAAATTGTCAGAAGCTCAAAAAGAACAGCTTCGCACTGCTGCAAAAGCCCTCGATTCTAAAAAGGAAGAGCTTAGGCTTAATCAGGAAAATGCCCGGGTTGCGGAATATATTTCCGGCTTAGAAAGGCAGAATAAGTTAGTGCAGCAAGGATATGATAATGAAATTGTTGGCCGTTATTCTGGTGGTCGTGAGCGATCACGCATGCAGGATAATAATGATATACAGCAGGACTTTGCATATCAACAGGATGATCTTTTAAACCAGCTCCAATCTGGAGATATAGACCAAAGTCTTTACGATAAAAAGAAAGAAGCATTACAGAATTCTCTTGATGAGAGGCTTAAAATACAGGAGGAATATTACAAGAAGCAGGATGAGTTACAAAATGATGGTGCTGCTGGTTTTATATCAGGGCTAGCAACGCAAATAGAAGCATCAATGGATTTATACACCAACATGCAGCAGGTTGGTGCACAGGCATTTAGCAGCTTAACGGATATGATTATTGACTGGGCAGAAACCGGAAAGTTAAATGTTAAAGATTTTGCTTCGACATTTCTGCAATCTGTTGGTAGCACACTTCTTTCTTACGCTGCTGCCCAAGTTGCAATGGCGGGTTTGCAGGCCTTTACAGCAATGATCGGCGTGCCGTTTGTTGGACCCGAAATAGCAGGACCGGCAGCAATAGCCGCAACTGCGGCTGCTGGAGTACTGGCGATAGGTGTTGGTACAGCCCTTCAGGGCCAGGCTCACGACGGTATCGACTCTGTGCCCGAAACAGGAACTTGGCTCCTGCAGAAAGGTGAGCGCGTTACGACAGCTAAAACCAGCGCAAAACTGGATGCCACTCTGGATCGAGTTGCAAACCAGTCAACAGGCGGCGGCGCGATTTATTCGCCCACAATCAATATCCCCATCAATGGTAACCCTTCCGATGCAACTTTGGCGCTGGTCCGTAAAGCTGCAGATGAGGGGGCAGAAAGGGGATACCGGAAGGCGGTTAATTCAGTCGCAAGCGGTCAGGGTGATTTGCATAAGGCCTTGATGGGGAAAACTACCTCGGGGAGGAAAATTAGCTAATGGCTATCACCACAACGCTTTATTACCCCTCCGCTTACCTGCCTGGCCCGCTTAAAGAGAGTTTTGGTTTAATTCCTGTATCTCCTCTGAAACGGACTCAGATGGTAACTGGCCGGGCACGGCAGCGTCGCGCCTATACCTCGACACCAACTCAAACTGATCTGGCCTGGCTTTTTTCTGACGCCCAGGCCCAGGCTTTTGAGGCGTGGTTTCGGGATGAGTTATCAGATGGGGCTGCGTGGTTCAACATACCGTTATTAACGCCTATAGGGCTGAAAAATTACGTGTGTCGTTTCACGGATATTTATAAAGGGCCCACTCCCGAAGGCGGACTTTACTGGAGATATACCGCACCAGTAGAACTCTGGGAGCGCCCATTGCCGCCGTCTGGATGGGGGCATTACCCGGAATGGATCGTCGGCAGCTCGCTGCTGGATATTGCGCTGAATAAGGAGTGGCCGAAGCATGACTCAGATTAAACGCCTCTACGCCAGCAGCGGGCCGGAGGTGATCATTGAGACGCTGCAGATCACCATTGGTTCTGACGTCCATTATCTGTGCCAGGGCTACGAGGGTATTACGGCAACGACGGAGAACGGCGATACCGTAACGTTTACCGCCTGTGCGATAGACATTGCTCTGCCGGCGCGCAATGCGGACGGTACGCAAGATTTGAAATTTGCCCTGTGCAATATCGATGGTGTTGTGTCCACGGCGATCCGCAATGCCCTGGCTAACAGATTGCCTGCATCGCTGACGTACCGGCGTTATATCTCCACGGATTTAGCGGCCCCTGCGGAAGTGCCGTATACCCTGAAAATCAAGTCGGGCTCCTGGACGGCGACAGAGGTGCAGATCACTGCGGGCTACATGAATATCCTCGATACCGCCTGGCCGCGATACCGCTACACGCTCCCTGTATTCCCCGGACTGCGTTATATCAGCTAAGGAATCCCAATGTTTAACCCTGATAAATACCGTTCAGTCACCTGGCTGAAGGGCGGGCGCGTATATCCGCAGCTCGACTGTTTCGGCATTGTAAATGAGATACGTCGCGACCTGGGGCTACCTGAATGGCCGGATTTTGCAGGTGTGACCAAAGACGGCGGGGGGCTCGACCGGGAAGCGAGAAAGCTGATGCTTTCGCTGAAACGTTGTGAACCCTGTGAAGGTGCCGGAGTGGCCTGTTATTCCGGGTCGACTGTCACCCACGTAGGGATCGTGGTCAGTATCGATGGTCTGTTGCATGTGGCGGAATGCAATCCGGGTACGAACGTCACCTTTCTGCCGTTGCCGCGATTTAAGCGCCGATTTGTCAAAGTGGAGTTCTGGCAATGACCATTCGTTTTTACCCGTCCCGGCTTCCCGGTGAACCACTCGAAACGCATGAGCATGGTGTAACCAGTATTCGCAGCTGGCTGGTGGCAAATGTTGAAGGCTACGAGGATCGGGATGTCCCACCGCTGACCGTTGAGGTTGAGGGGCAGTCAATTCCGCCAGGCGAATGGGCTATTTTCGTGATCCACCCTGATAGTGATGTCCGGCTTTATCCGGTGCCTTTCGGGCTTGAGGCCGCGACAATTGCCTGGATAGGAGTGGGCATTGCCGTCGCATCTGCGGCTTATTCATTGTTCATGATGAGTAACATTGATGCCGGCGGCTATACGTCATCCACAGGTCGAAGCCTCGACCTGAACCCCGCTAAAGGAAACAGCGCGAAACTGGGTGATGCGATTCGTGAAGTTTTTGGGCGCGTGCGTATTTATCCGGATTATGTCGTGCAGCCCGTTACCTGGTTTGATGCCGCCGATCCTACGAAAATGCGCGTCCAGATGCTGCTGTGTCTCGGTGTCGGTGATCTGATTTATACCAATGGCGATATCCGGGTTGGCAGTACGCCAGCTTCAACGCTACCGGGATTCAGCAGCACCCATTACCCGCCAGGCGCGGACGTTTCCGGTGATGAGCGCAGCGAAAACTGGGTCAACTCCACCGAAGTGGGCGGGACATCATCCGGCACCGGGCTGGACATGGCCCAGACGTCGCCGGACGCAGACGACATTATCGCAGACAGCATGACCGTATCCGGTTCGAGCGTAACGTTTACCGGGCTGGACACGGATGACGGCGATGACGACGACGAGAACGAAAACGCGCTACCGCCCAGCTGGGTCGCTGGCGCCGTGGTCGAACTGAAAGCCCCGGCGAACTACCAGATCACTACGGCGGCTGGATACAGCGTTATCGCAAGCCCGCTGCTGACGGAGATCGCGCCGGTAGTAGGTATGCCGGTAACGCTGGGGTTTAACTCAGTCGATTACGATCTGTTTATCGCGTCATATACCCCCGGTCAGGCTGCAGTGCCCGGCACCGGGGGGAGTGCGGCAAAAGTCCAGGCCAGTGCGGCCCCGACCACCTACGATTTTTCGACCAGCTCCAGCACGTTCACAATCACCTGGCAGGGCACAACTTACACGGTGTCGCTGGTGGCTAACTACGTCTCGATGTCGGGACTGCTGGCGGCAATCACCGAGGGACTCACTGGCTCTGGCCTGGTTGCACAGGACAACGGCGGCACCGTACTGATAACCGAGTCGGCCAGTCCGTTCGCGGGTGGGGCGATCACTTCCTCTGCGCTGCCTGCAGCTGCTTTCGGTGATGCCCCGGTTTACACCTCCGGCACGGCATCAACCGGCGGCAGCCCGGCAGTAACGGCAAATGTGACACTCGCCTATAACTCTGCCACGGGAACGGCCTTTTCCGGCATGCCGGAGGGGGTGCAACGGCTTTCACTTTCCCACCGTGGCAACGAATACCGCATTGTCTCAGCCGACGGTACAACGGCGACGGTGGCGCGCCTGGTTTCCGGTGCCGTTGATGAGACATGGCCGGGATTCACCGCCCGGACGATGATCGACTATGAGGCCACTGGTCTTAACGACACGCTGAGCTGGCTGGGGCCATTCCTGGTTTGCCCTGAAAATGAGACCGTCGATATGTTCGAGGTGAATTTCTCCTTCCCGAACGGCATCTGTGGCTTTGACAGCAAGGGGAAAAAGCGGCTCCGGCATGTTGAGTGGGAGATTCAGTATCGCGTCTACGGTTCCGGATCGGGGTGGGTGAGTCACCAGGGAGAGTATGCGCTTAAAAACGTCAACGGGCTGGGATTCACTGAGCGGATCACCCTCAGCTCACCAGGGCTGGTAGAGGTTCGCTGTCGCCGGCGCAATGAGCAGGGCTCAAACAACGCCAGGGATTCGATGTACTGGCAGGCGCTGCGCGGGCGACTGCTGACGCGCCCTTCATCCTATCCCGGCGTCTCGCTGATGGCGGTGACCGTTGAGACGGGCGGGAAGCTGGCGGCGCAGTCGGACCGCCGCGTAAACGTTGTGGCCACGCGGGCCTACGACTCAGGAACGGCCAGAACCATTTCGGGAGCGCTGCTGCATGTCGCGAACTCGCTGGGGCTGGAAATGGATGTCGACACCATCAACGCGCTGGAATCCGCGTACTGGACGCCACGGGGCGAAAATTTCGATTTCGCCACGGGCGACAGTATCTCAGCGCTGGAAATGCTGCAGAAGATAGCCAATGCCGGGAAGTCCCGCTTCCTGTTGAGCGATGGCCTGGCGACGGTAAACAGGGAAGGGATTAAGCCCTGGACTGGCGTGATCACTCCGCATGAGATGGTGGAGGAGCTGCAGAGCGGATTTACCGTACCGTCCGACGATGATTTTGATGGCGTCGACGTGACGTACATCAACGGCGCCACCTGGGCAGAGGAGACCGTTAAATGCCGGACGTCGGACAATCCAACGCCAGTGAAAATCGAAAACTACAAACTCGATGGGGTACTGAATCAGGATCACGCCTACCAGATCGGCATGCGTCGCCTGATGAAATACCTGCAGCAGCGGGTGACGTTCCAGACCACTACCGAGCTGGACGCGCTGTGCTACAACCTGGGCGATCGCATTGTGCTCACGGATGATATTCCGGGTAACAACACGATTTCCTGTCTGGTGGAGGCGATGACAACGGCTGGTGGCGTGACAACGTTCACCGTTACGGAGCCGCTGGACTGGTCTTTCGAAAATCCCCGCGCGCTGATCCGCTATCAGGATGGTTCTGCATCCGGGCTGATGGTGGCGAGCAGGGTAGGCGATTTTCAGCTGTCAGTCCCGCACCTGAGCGAGTTTGATGACCCGATGAAGGTTGACCTGTCGTCGGGCAACCATCGAGCCGATCCGCCTGGTGTTCTGCGGATCAACGCGCCACGTCTACGACGCCATTGTAGAGGAGATCGCTCCGCAGTCAGACGGAACCTGTCAGGTCACCGCTAAAGAATACCTCGAATCGTTCTACCAGTACGACGACGCCACATACCCCGGCGACGCTGCTTAATACCAAAAAAATCCCTTTCAACTTTTCTTTCGCTCAAACCCTCGTTTGGGCGAACGCCTTTTTTGGAGCAAAAAACATGGCCGAACTTAACCCGCCTTTGGGAACGACGACGCCTGAAATTTTCCTGGGATAACGTCAAGCGCGCTGACGAACTGGTGAACGGTCCGGCAGGAACAGTTAACGACCGAGCAGGTGAACCGCTGGATACGTGGCGTCAGATGATGGCGAAAAACGATGAGGTCAGGCAGAACATCATTCCGCTCAGTAAGCAGTACGCGACGCTGGCGGCGGCGCAGGCAGACATCGCGAATATTCCCGAGGGGAGCACCGCCTATTACCGCAGCCCGGACGACAGCGCCCTCGCGATTGAGGTCATGAACGTTGGCGGGACGCTGACCGCAACCGGACGAAAAATGCCATCACAGGAATATGTCGAATCTGTCGATGAGTATGTGACAACCAGACTATTTAGCGATGTGCTTCCCGGCATTCCCTTCCTTCTACAGGATGAGGAAAGCGGTGTCATTATGTTCGGCGAGGATAGTGGAGCAACTCACGTTCCAGGGTTATCACTGAAATACGGTTTCGATCTGGCTTATTCCGTCACACAAATACCCGGCGTAGCGCATGTTGAACTGGATGAAAATGGAAACGTTTTGCGTTGGGTTGACGATTCCGGTGAGACTCATGACGCCTCACCGGGTAGTGGTGCAGAACCTACGCCCGTTGCGGTATCTTCACCGGTTATTTCTCCCCAGGTCTATGACAATGCCCTGGTGAGTGAGATTGGCTATAACGGGTGATCAATAACGTCGCTGTGAAGTTCGGGCGGGATTATTTTTTCAGTGGCGTTCGGCTGGGGACGACCGGGCCTGAGCGAATCCTGGGAAACCTGGCTATCTGCCGCCGACAGGGTGAGCGTGGAAAATTTGGGTGCTATGAATTTGGCCCCTCGCGCTGCTGTTCTTGGCGATACGGCATCAACGGACGACCATGATGCACCGTCGATTTTGCTCGATACGCGCGCCGGTGCTGAAGTTCCCATACAGATTTTTCAGTCTGATCACTCCGGGGCGAATGTCTGGCTTCGGAAGTGGTCATCGCAGACGTTAGATCCTGCAAATATTTCCGGGCCAGAGGTTGTATCTGACACGTCAAATATGACCTATGCCCAGTCCTACAGAAACCCATTTAATCAGAATGAGATTCTTGTATTTTGCCCGTCGGGGATCTACGAATTCGGCGCGCTGGGTCGCACATCACTCAACAGACAACGGCAGGACATGGCAATCCAATGCATTTATCGGCGGTTCCGATTTGTATATGACCACTTGCCAGAGTGTTGGACGGGAACGCCATTCATCTCGCGATCCAACAGCATCCACGTTCGACCGACACGCGCGTGTTATATATGAAAATCAAATGGAGTGATAAATCCCTCATCAATTATAGTGGAATCACAGCGCTGCCTGATATTATGACTTATGGATATATTGACCCCTTCTTAAATGGCATCCCTGATGTAGTCTTTGAATCCTCTTTACCAACCAACACAAAACGGTTGTTTGAAGTCAAGGATGATGGAGTGTCGATATTATTTCTTATCGCTGAATTCAATGCATCCAACTATTCTTATCGACGAATGAAAATGTCACAATTTTCGGGAGGGACACCTGTAATACATGATATAGGCGACTGCGGTTCTCCAATGAATAATGATGATGCGACGTTTTATGTGCCAGGTGGAACTATCATATCTGCAACTGATGTTCTGGTTTGTAACTGGGTGAAAATTCCCGCCCTTGGTCAGTTAACCCGATATGTCTATGACGGTTCTGCCTGGAATGGGACCCTGCTGGACGAGGTTAAAGATGGCCGGAAAAATCTGTAGGCCTCTGGTTTTCCGAGAATACTATCAGGACAATGGCATACTGAAATACCATGACACAAATACTGTCGGTCTACTTGCGAGGGACATATAACGCCTATCGTGATTTTGATTTAGATGCTGTATTAATAAATATCTGAGGTTCACATGACATCAATTATTAAAATGCGCGGTGCTGTGTTGGGCAACCCCTGCGCTAACACTGAATGATATTCCGTTCTCACGCCAGAAGTGTATTAACTGGCTGGGAGCTGACAGCGTGACAATTTCAGAGTATGGGGTTGAGTCCAATCAATGATTACCAGAATGGTCAGGTTTATCCATCCATTGATACAGCAGCCGAACACGTGTTTGTAAGCAGGATACAGAAAACGGAATTAATGTGCTGACCTTCAGCCCGGAAAACTTTCCGGTGAACACCATTAATGCCTACCGGGTTCTTAAACCCTCAACAGTTTAATGCAAAAGACGCACTGTCTTTCGCAATGCTTATCAAAGCCGAAGCCAGCGATTACACGTCAGGATACAGGGCTATTTTCCATATCGGCATGAATAATAATGCAGGTTCTAACGTACCAATGATCCGCCTGCAATTCACCAGTGATACTGCATTCGGAATTGTGGCGCGGCATTCCTCGCCTGAAGAGACGGCAGAACAGATAGGTATCAATGGGCTTAATACAGGATACAATGTGTTATTTGTCGAACTCGACTATATTAACAGGCGTATCAGGACCAAACTTAATGACGCGCCGATAGTAACACGAACAGCATTCCCTGGGTCCAGCGGGCAGAATGTTGTAGCTGCGTCAGCTGTGGTCGGTTTAGCTGGATACCTTTCGGCATCAGGGCAGGCGGGAAGAACAACGATGTTCTCCGGCAAGGTGAGGGAAATGAGTATTTTTCCGGGCCTCTGTCAGATGCAGAAATTACATCTGTTACTGACTGGTTACAGAGTAAAAAGGTTGGTATTGGAATAATTAAATGAATCCCCCTGTATATCCCAGGGGGATTCGTTTTACTCCATCGACAATAAGAACTGCGCAACAGAAACCTTCTCTGCTGAAGTAAGCACGCCCCTCCATCAACAAAACCGACTTGATATACTTGGTCGTTGTTTCGTTGTTGTTATCAGTTTCCTCCCCAGCAGGACATTATTTGTTCCGGCCACTCGGGTCCCAGAGAAAGCAGTTGATGATGATATCAGTGCCCCGGTCTGCGGGTTGTAAATATCAACGGTTACCGTCCCCTGGGTTATCGAGGCAGCAAACGCGAACAGATCACCTACGGCGATAGAGGCCGGGAATGCCGCATAGGCATACCCGCCGAGGCTGACCATTATTCTGGCCTACACAAAAGAGATTCCCGGTCCCGTTCGTGAAGCCAATTGAAAAGCCACTCGCTGCTGAACCGCTACCTGAAAAATCTGCGATCATATGGGCGTTCAGTGAAGCCCCTCCGGCATTCCGTTTAGCCACACTACAGATTGTCAGCGTCAAAGGTGCTTTCTGGTTTGTATCCAGATAATCAGTATTGTTAACAGAGATATAACCGTCAGCATTATTCAGAGAACCATTGATGACGGCCGGAGCGTTTTTGTTATAGGAGTTATAAGTGATATCAGGCGCTGGCTCTCCAAAATAATAACCAGCGAACGGTGTTGCACTGACATCCGGGAGCCCGACGAACCAGTTTGAAATAGTAAAAGTCATCAAGGGTTTTCATCCCCGGTATGACGGGTCCGTTCATATCGAGTAAAATGGCTGTAATAGGCATAATTACTCCTGAAAAAATTCTTTTTTGATTTTATTTGTCAATATATATGCGCCAAGAGAGCTCAGGTGCAAACCATCCTCCCAGGCCCCATTGCTGTTATCGTACGTTTTCGGGAATAGCTGATATCCACTAATGAAGTTGACGTTATACTCAACAGCCAGTTCACGCATGACAGCATCGTACTCTGACAGAGCTGGAGTACCAGTTGCATTACAGTGACCCGGTGACACCAGGCAAATACAGATGCCGGGCGTAGCTTCCCGAAACTTTGTAATTATTTCCACCAGTCCATTTCTATATTGCGTCGTCCCCTTGCTTAACCTGAAATCGTTTGTACCAAGGATGACGAACAACAAATCAATATCGAGATACTGTACAACAGGTTTGATCCACTCAGAAAAATTAAAGAAATCACTTCCTATAGCCCCGCCATTCCCCATCCTTGAAACCGTTACGCCGGAACGCACAGCGCTGTTCTTTCCATACATCCCCAAAATGGATACAACCCCACTTCCCAGGCTCTGAATCGTTACGCTATGGCTGTTGCGGATAGCCCACTGATATCGTGCTTTTTAGCTGCTCCGGTGTTCGCACCATTGACTGTTACAGGTGTGCCGCCATCAATTGTGATGGTAAACGAACCAGAACCATCATAATAGAAAACTGAAAGATCGGTTGCTGTAATACCGGTCCAGGCCAGAGACCCAACAGTATTGTTATTGTAATACCCATTCCCATCAGGTCCGCATCCATACGGTGGCGGGTTCGTGTTATTACTCCCTCCATCATATTTCGTAAAGTTTGTTGCAACGACAGGCGATATGCCAGCCATGACACCATCAGCGCGGTTAGAGCAACTAATCCAGGCCGGGTCTTTATATATCCCACCAAGAACATTAATTAATGATTGTGGAATCGTGTTTTTTTCGTTCCATGAGTCACCAAAAAATGCGGTATTAACACTCGCTGCCTGCCCACTGAAAACACGACCTTTTTTAAAGTTGAACTTATACTGGTCTCCTTCAATAAATGAACTGTCTGATTTTGCAGAAGCCCCACCGACAAGATTTAAGATATACTTTTCAATATTTGGCCCAAATCCATAACCGTCATACATGCCGTTATGGAACCATGCATAAACATTTCCATTTCGGTCGTGAACAAACGGAAAGTAATTTGGAGAGTAGTCTCCCTGGGGGAGAAATTTTTTGTGCCCAGGCGTTAGGTACTGATTCAATGATTGTTCGTGCATTAGCGCCAAAATCAGCAACGTCCCAACGTCCGCCATCAAACCACGCGTAAACATTTCCGTTTCTGTCGAAAAAAACAGGAAACCATGTCGACAGGTATTGACCCGGGACGAGTCGCTGATTGAGCTTTTTGTCGATGGTTTCTTCTGAGGGCAACACATTCCCGGTGGGTACCAGTGTTCCGGCTTCATTTAAATACTCAATTGCTACTGCGTCGTCAGTGCTGCGGACATAGCAAACTGAGTTCACCGGTATCAGACCATTGTTCACGGCTGCCTGTGCTTCCGATAATGTCGAATAGGGTAATCCCAGCGCAGTAATACTTTTGCGGGCGTCTTCAGTAACCTGATCATTTTTCGCCATCATTCCGCGCCAGGTATCCAGCTCAACGCCAGCGCGATCCGGCTCAGTCAGCTCGGGCCCATTGACCAGCTTATCCAGACGCTCGGCGTTATCGAGCAGCACAGCGGGAGACGTGCTCCCCAGCTCCGGGTTAAAGGCCATGTTTTTTGCTCCAAAAAGAGGCTTCGCCCAAACGAGGGTTTGAGCGAATGGCCGCGGCTTTTTACAATCAGCTATTTCAAGGAGTTAGATAGTGCTGATTGGCTATGCGAGGGTATCAACCGGGGATCAAAACCTCGATTTGCAGAAAAACGCGCTGATCCGCGCAGAATGTGAGCTGGTATTTGAGGATATGGCCAGCGGGAAAAATGCCCGGCGGCCAGGGTTAAAACGAGCGCTGAGGCGGCTCCGAGCGGGTGATGTGCTGGTGGTCTGGAAGCTTGATCGGCTTGGCCGCAGCGTACGCGATCTGATTACGCTCGTGTCGGAGCTACAGGCGCACGGGGTGAATTTCCGCAGTCTGACTGACAGCATCGATACCAGCACGCCAGCAGGCCGTTTTTTCTTCCACGTCATGAGCGCCCTGGCGGAAATGGAGCGCGAGCTGATCGTCGAGCGTACCCGAGCCGGTTTAGCCGCTGCGAGGGAGCAGGGGAGAGTTGGCGGCCGCCGCCGGGTAATGACCACTGAGGTTGTGGAGCGATGCCGCAGGATGTTGGGTACGGGCTCAACCCGGCAGCAGGTAGCCGATGTGATAGGGGTAGACGTGAAAACTATCTACAAGTACCTGCCTGCTTCTGAATAATCATTATGTTGCGTCGGTGCGCCTGATCGATAGCTGGAACCTGTATTGATCAGATCTCTCAATGAATCTACTGTATATAAAAACAGTATTTTCAGGAGGTGAAATTATGCCGCGAAACTCAGATATCGAAATAGCCTGGCGTCAGGCAATTGTCATTGAGCCTAATGGCCGTCGCACCGTGACAACGTCCGGTTTTATCCGGGAACTCGCAAAGGTTAACTGGATATGGTCACCGCGCCAGGCTAACCAGTGGATAGAGCACTATGTGACGACATTCCGGGATGTCTCAACGCAGGAAGGTGACGATCGCACGTTCCAGTTATACAACCCGAACGGAGGGCTATAACGTGGGGTTTCCGTCGCCAGCAGCAGACTATGTAGAAGGGCGTCTAACCGTCGATAAACTCTGCGGTACCGGCCCTAATACTCGGATCGTACAAACAGAAACCGGATATGCCGTGGTTGATTTCGCCGTTAAACCAAAGCAGGGGGTTACCGTACTAATCCAACATGGTGGCGGTACAGACTTTGCGAAAATTATGGGGAAGGCTTTCATCACTCGGGATGGTGAAGCGCTGGAAGGTGAGGCTCTGGATGAGGTTACAGTTGTCGGGGTGGTGACATTCGTCATCAATCAAGCTTGGCCTACTGATGACGAATGTCCAATATGAGCTATAAGCGGATGTTGATAATAGCATTTTGACAGATAAATGGGTAACTAACGTACCAATATATGAGCAAAAAGATAACATAGTGCTTCTAAATTGAACGTAGAAAGTGTCGGCAAAGAGTAATTAAAAAAGCTTTAGAAGTACTTCTAAAGCTTATCCGTTACTCGTAATTCTAATTCAGAATTTTATTTAAATTGGCATTCAAATTTTTAATGCTTTCAATTATTTTATCAAATATAAAATCTAACGCATGGCTATAACCGGATGCTAAAGTTGCACTATCAAAGCCAAGATTAGATAAATGTACGATAGATTTATTTACTGCTTCATGTGCTTCAGCATTTCTCAAATCATTATTAATGAAGAGAGAGGCTAACTTAGGATTAGGCGAACTAAATGTTGCAAGTTCATTAGCATGTTTAAGTGCTGATTTATCCTCATTCTGTTCAATAATAGCATCAGTAAGGTTTAATATTCCTTGTAATAATTTCAGTGCTTGCAATCTATCAACATCCTTTGGGGCTACGCCCATTGCGATACTTAATTTCTTTAATGAACCAATTTTAATCTTATTTGTAATCTCGTTTATAGTTTTGCATCTCGCTAAAAAATCTTGCTCTTGCATATCGCATGAGGCTACATGAGAAAGCTTTTGCAATACAGGATAGTTTCTTAATCCCTCTGCATTAAGTTCATCATTGTTATATTCAAAAATATCAGAACTAGATAGGGGAACATTTAAAAAATATCCTAAAGATACTAAGTTATCATTTAGATTTGCTAGTTCTCTTGCAAATCTAAAAGTCTTAGAAACAATATGCTCGACATTTAATGAGTTAACGTCGATAAGGTTCTGATCTTTCGCATAATCGAATACATGGTACACTTCCTTTTCTGGAACCCCTCGGTAAAGCTCATAAAAAGGTATTTTTACTAAGTTTCTGCCGACCCTGACACAGTCTCTAAAGGCCCACTGTCCTCCATAACTAGGGGCTACTTGATAATGGCCATTATAAAGAAATGGAATGGCTTCATAGGTTTTATCTTTCTCATATTTAATAAGAAAAGCATCATCAACATATACATATTCATCTTTTCTAAAATCGCGAGCTCGGGACGCTGTCATCGGATCTTTGTGACCAGGCCATACTAATTTGTTGATGTCCACTTCAGCACAAAGTTCGGGCAGAACAGATTGTACGGTTCCCCATGCTTGAAGTATTAATCTATTTCCTTGATCAACTATTTCAAAATCAATCCAAGGAAGGTTTAATACAAAGTGATTAGACCCTGATAAAAGACCTAGTACCTCTTTGGTTCGTTCGATATAAGCTTCGAAGAAAAAAACTTTTACTCCTATGCAACCTTTCATCCATAAGTATTTTCTAAGAAATTCATTCCTCATTGTCCATTTTACATCTTTCTTGCTTTTGAAGTAGTATTCGCTTGAGACATCCCCTTGGGCGACACCATAAGATGGCGACGCAACCTCATCAAATATTACTTTTTGTTCATCATCACCTATGAGCCTTGGTTTTAAACCCAGCGTCATCCAGACATCTTCGGCCAAAAAAAAGGAGTAGTGAGCATTAGATCCCCAAGAGGCTACTATATATCCATAACCAGAAATAGATATATCTATCCCCCTAGCTCCACCTTTCTCTGTACAATGTGGCGTGGAATATGTTACGACACCTTCACTTGATTCACGTAAAACATTTAATTTTGTGACATCATCTTCGGGAACTACAGCCATGATCATATGAGTATATTCATAATCATCTTGATGTATATTTCTTTCATAACGATGAGTTACAGTAATATCTCGTTGAGGGTTGGAGTTGTCTTCAACAAATAGTAGATCCTTTAGGCCTTGTGGTATTTGCTCAACCGGCAATGGTATTTTTGATATATAATCAAGCAC